CTTTCTAAGTTTATCGACAGCTCTGAAGCCGTTGTTACTTCTGGCTTTAGCTTGGTTACTGAAGGCGCTGCGTTGGTTCGCTCTTCGACTTCGACTGCTCAAGGTGTGACGCTTTCTACTGGCTCCGGCACTTCTGAACTTTTTGCTGGTTTCGCAGTTGCTGGTCTCTCTGCTGCTCCTACTGTTCCTACGTACGGCGTGGCTGTTGAGACTTACACTGCTACTGCTACCTCGCTGAACACTGCTCTGCCGGGCGTTTCTGGTCAGTTGGTTATTTTGAATAACGGTCCTGTCGCTAATCCTTTGGCTGTTCCTGCTGCCCTTACTATTGACGGTACTTTGATCTCTGCTACCTTCAATGCTACTAACGTTACAATTGCTGGTACTACTGGCCTTACCGTCGGTAACAGCTACACTATCGTTTACAAGTATCTGTTGTCCATCTCTCAAGCTCGCGCAATTCAAGGTGACGTGCAACCTGGTGGCTACGCTGGTACAGCCGTTAACCAAATTGGTGTTGTTAAGCGTGGTACTATCTACACATCTGAATTCGACGCTTCTAAGAACTGGAACGTTGCTACTGCCATCAAGCTTAATGCTGCTGGTCAAATTACTGACCAAACTGGTACTGGTACTACCCTGGTTGGCGCCTACGTTATTGCTGTGCCTACCTCTACTGTACCTTACCTCGGTATTGAGTTCAGCGCAGTTTAATAAATCAATTAACTAATCTCAACTAGGAGAATACTAAATGCGTAATCAAGTTAGTCTTCGTGCTTCTAAAGCACCAATTTTGGCCACAGAACTGAAGTTTGCTAATTCCAACGAGCGTGCTGTTGGTGCTAATGGCGAACTGAATGCTTCGTCTAAACGTGATTTGCTGACTCAGCAATCCAAGTTCTTGCAAGCTGCTGCCTCTGGCAACATGCTGACCATTGACGCTGCTACCAGCCGCGAATTGGTTATGGCTGCTTTCAATGACAAAGAAGCTCACCGCGTTCTGGGCGAAAAGATTTCTGATGCTCTTTATCAGACCGCTAATCGTCAAGGTTTCATGCGTAAGTATCTGGCTAAGATTGACGTGCAGCAAGGTTCTATTCCTCGCTTCCCAGTTCGCACCAAGAACGTTACCGCTGTTTGGAGCACCAGCCCCACTAAGGTGGAAAGCCAAATCACTCGTGACAAATGGTTTACCCCAACTGAAATGACTGTTATTGCACGTCCTTTCATTCCCCAAGTTGAATTGAACCAATCTTCTGGTGACGTTCTCCAAGAGAAATTCATCGAAGGCGTGGAAGCTACGATGGTTGCAGAAGATCGTTTGTACTATAACCAATTGCAAACTTTGGTTGGTGTGGACAATCCTTTGACCATTATCTCTGGCCAGTTGACTCCTTACTTGCTGTCTACTGTTGTTACGCAAGTAACTCAGTGGGGCATGAAGGCTGCTAACTTGCTGTTGGCTGCTGACTTGTGGCAAGACATTACTGGTAATAGCGATTTCTTTAACGCTATCGATCCAGTTGCTCGTCATGAATTGTTGTTGACTGGTGAACTGGGCGTAATGTACGGCATGACCGTTACTTCCGACGCTTATCGTCATCCAGAGCACAAGGTTCTCGGCAAGGGTGAGTTCTACGTTATTGCTGACGCTCTTAACCATGGTGCTTACTCTGACCGTGGTGGTCTGCAGTCTACTCCTACTGACATCTCTATGGAAAAGATGCCAGGTCGCGGTTTTGCAATTCACGAATCTTTGGCAGTGTCGGTTGCTAACAGCCGTTCATTTGCTAAGGGCATTCGTTAATCTTTGAATTAGGCAGGCTGGTCGGTCAAGTTATTTTAACAGTAATACTTGACCTTCCAGTTTGTTCTTTTGAATAAACCTATATTTGGAGTAATACATGAAATACAATCGTGCTTTGGATTACACTGCATTGGCATTGAATGAGCTGTCAAACGGCAAGCCTGTTTTGGCTGCTCGTCTTTTGGCTAAAGCTGGTGAGCAAGGCGACTTGGAAGCAGCAATCCGTATTTTGGAAGCCTCTAACAAGGCTGCCTTTGCATCGGAAATTTCTGCCAAGACTCGTCTGAATGCTTCTTTGGATTACGAGAACGAAAACATCATGGAAGATGCCGTTCAAGAAACTACAGAAGATCCTAACGCTGTTAAAGCTGACGCAATGGACGGCGATCCTTTGGATGAAGTTGAATGCGACGAAGAGTGCGAAGAAGAGAAAGAAGAAAGCAAGCCAGCAATGGCAATGGCTTCTGTTCTGAAACGTATGGTTCGTACCAGCAAGTAACTTAACGGTCGAAAATAAGGGGGCTTCGGCTCCCTTTCTCTTATTAGGTTTAAAACAAAGGTGAACGCAATGAAACTTGCAGCTAAACTGCGACTTTTGGCATCCGGTCTTACAAATGAACAACGCAAAACATGCACAGAAGAAATTCTAGACGAGATGCGTAAGACTTACGAGGTTGAAGGTGAGGTTGGCGATTTTGCAGACGCCAAACGTTATTTAATTAACGACGCCTCAGACGAGGAGTTACGTTATGAATACAAAAAATGGTGCAAGAAAATCATTTAACAGGGGTATAAAAAATGCAGCAAACTATTCAACCTGTTGATTCTTTTATTAAAGACGGTTTTCTGCAAAAGGTAATTCAACAGTTTAGAGCTCAGGCGCTGTATGTAACATCTCCTGATAAATTAAAAGCTCTTCAGACGTTGTTGAACAACGCTACACCTAAATACCCTTATCTATTTTTGAATGTACAGAGTCAAGCACCAAATCCTAACTCTTACACTTCTCACTTGTTGTCTAGGCAAGGTATTCCCGTATCGCTAAACACAGACAATAATCAGTTTCAATTAGCGAGAATAATTCCTACGCTGTTTGAAGTTGAGATGACGTTCATTACCAACGCCTATTCGGGCGGATTAGAATCAGTTGAGGGTTTTAATCGTCGTTGGTTGCTAGTAAGACGCAACGGCGCTATGCAATTTAATGTGGACTACGGACTGTCTCAACTTAGTATAAGCTACCAATTAGGAGATTCCATCTCCATACCTGCCAGAGAGAATCCAGCAGAAGCAGAGTCTGTTTATCAGGTAGTTACTCAGGCAACTATAAACGGTTACGTGTCTGAACCAGTCCTAGGTACTCGGGGTCGAATAAATAATCTGCAATTTGGCATAAAGACGAGTGACCAGTTGGCAGCTTTAAATTCTCCCAATTCACAAGTAATGTTGTTTTAAAAGGAACGAAGGAATTATATGACAACTATTATCAACTTTAATAACTTTCCTATCTCGCCAAAAGTTAACACCGCTCAGGGTCCGCACTTTGTGCATATCCAAGCCAAGAGCAAGGCTAAACTAGCCCCTGGTGAAACTGTAGATAGTAATTGGGCAGCCACTGCAACTATGGTAAACATTGTTGATTCGGTTCCTTCAAATCCTGTGCCTTCCACCTCGAATTAAAGGACTAAATAATGGCTGCACAAATTGTTCAAAGAGCCTCGGACGTTCGCGTTACTGAGATTAACCTAAGCTCTATTATTGTCTCTAACTCTGTTACCTCCGCATGTATTGCCGTTGTTTCTAGTCAGGGATCTACGGCACCTTTGCATTTTACTAACTCAAACGACTTTATTACTGAATACGGAAACCCCAATCCTGCGGTTTCTATGACCATTCAGAGTGCATTGAACTACTTTAACGAAGGCTCCGATCTCTGGGCTGTTCGTGTGGTTAATCAAACTTTGACAGGCGGTGTTCATAGTTATGCAACTTCTGGCGCACTGCTAAAAGTTTCTTCTACTGGCATCTATTCTCTGGTACCACAAGGTCTTGCAGATCCTACTAACACAAACCTAAGCGCGTTGTTGACCAATGCTGACGTGTCTGCTGGCACACAGGCAGTTGCCTTCTTCTACGCTAACAAGGGCCCAGGTTCTTACGGTAATGGTTTGTCTATCTCTATCCAGAGCCTAAACGTATCGCAACCCGTACTTTCCTCTTCAGTTGCGCTTACTGGCGGTACTTTGGCTGGTAGTACTTCTTATAATTACCAAGTTTCTGCCTTGGGTGCTAATGGTGAAAGTCTTGCGTCTACCCTTATCACGGTAGCTGTAGGTATTACGTCCACAGGTGCTGTTACCCTGACTTGGCCGGCTATTTCTGGTGCGGTTGGATATAACGTGTACGGTCGTACAAGCGGTGCGGGCTACGGCTTGCTAACCGTTTTGGGCGGCGCTACTACTACATTCACCGATACTGGTGCTTTGACCGCAACCACTACGGTGCAACCTATTACTGTGGCTGCTAACGTTAAGACCACTAACCAGTTTACGGTTTCTATCTGGGATAACACTAACCCATTGGCTTTGGCCTTGGAGACATGGACTTGCACATTGGGTTCGCAAGTTTCTAACTCTGGTCAGCAATTGCAAATTGATAGCGCCATTAACCCGTTCTCGTCGTATCTGCAGGTAGTTAACTTTGCTAATGCTCTTACAACTATCCCCCCAGTTAACACTATTGCACAAACGGCTTTGGCTGGCGGTGCGTCGGGAACTGCACCCACTTCGTACGACATTGTTAACGCCTTGCAAGTGTTTAAGAACACGCAAGTTTACAAACCAAACGTCTTTATTAACGGCGGCGTTACCGATCCTATTACACAAATCGGATTGGATACTTTAGTGCAAGCTCGTGGTGACGCGGTTGCTCTTTTGGACGTACCTTCAGCTAGCCAAGCCTTTCAGAGTGCTATCGACTATCGTAATCTTACACTGAATTTGAATTCTACTTATAGTGCTTTGTTTAGCCCTGACTTGTTGCAAGCAGACACTATTAACGGACTGCAAGTCTACAATCCGCCGTCAGGTTGGGCTGGAGCTTTGTGTGCTCGTACAGACCGTGTGGCAAATCAAGCTTACTCTATTGCAGGTCTAAACCGTGGCCTACTGCCAGTGCTTAAAACCCGTTATCAATACGATGACGGCAAGGCAACGGCACTTTACTTGGCTCAGGTTAACTACACACGCACTTTTATTGGACAAGGTATTGCCCTTTGGGAACAGCGTACACTGGCAGGTCAGCAATCGGCCCTTAGCTGGTTGTCTGTACGTCGCATTGTCAACGTAATCAAGACTTCCTTGTACTCTTATCTGCTGTACGCTTTGGAAGAAATGAATTCTGACCAAGTACGCCGTAGCCTAACAAATGGCTGTCAAGCTTATTTGGACAGCATTGTTGCTGCTCAGGGCCTTGCTGCTGCTCGCTTTGTTTGCGACAGTTCTAACAATACTCCTGATACCTTTAACGCTGGTATTCTGGTGTGTACTGCAATTCTGATTCCGATGATTCCAATTCATGAAATTCAACTGCAGGTTGTGATTTCTAAATCTGGTGTTTCGTTCTCCGAAGTGCTTAATCAGGTTACAGGCAAAACAGCATGATATCAATGAGGGAGTTAACTCCCTCATCTTTTAGATAAAGGAATTTATATGGCTCGCACCTCTTACCAAAACGTACTCGCACTACCGGACGCTGCACAAGGTTGGAACTTTGATTTGTTCTTTCCTAACATTCCCGGCGCGTCTGGTTCTGCTACTGGACTAACCTACAAATGCAAAACGTCTACGCTTCCGGCATCCTCTGTAGACACTATTAAGATTGAACTTCACGGTACAGCTAAACAGGAAGCAGGACGTGCTCTTTATGAGCATTCTTTTACTGCTCAGTTCTTGGAAACCGTTGACTATTCAACCTACCAAGCTTTCCGTGGCTGGCGTGATTACATGCGTTCCTGGAAAAACAATTCAGGCTCTACTTCGCAAGCATACAAAGTAAACTTGGAATTGGATCTCTACGACAACAGCGGTAACATTACCCAGACTATTATCTTGGTAGGCTGCTTCCCTACAGCTATTGCAGATGTGGCTTACGACGGCAGTCAGTCTACAGCTATTGATATGTCTATTACTTTTAGCTTCGACTATCTGAATGACGGTAACACGTTCTAAACAATTTAGAGGTTAAAAATGAAACTCGAAGCCAAGACAAGACTTTTAACTGCCAGTAAATTGTTGCAGAATAAAGCTGAATGGAAAGAAGAAGTTCTTAAACAATACCCTGAGGCTAAATTTGCGGTTGTTAAAGACAGCAGCAAGGATTTTCGCGCTTTCTTGGACGTAGGGTCTTCTAAATTGCGTCCTGCCGTGCGTTTCGGTTTTCAACTAGACTGGAAAGTAGAAGTGGGTAATTATAACGGCTACCTTAATTTGGGCGGTATTAAACAAAAAGCCGAAGTAGAAAAAGAAGTTAAAGTTAAGACCAAGAAGGTAGATGAACTAGCTAAAAGAGCTGCAAAATGAAACTCGAAGCCGCATACCGTTTACAAGCTGATGATCTAAATGCAATAACCTATGAGCAATACGCTAAGGTTATTGCCTCTCTTGATACCTCAAGAGTAGAAGCTTTTGACTTTAAAATTCCCTCAATGCTTAAAGTCCTAAAGGGCGACTTGGGCACTTTAGTGGAGTCACTTAAGGGTGTGGGCGTAGGCATTGGGGAAATAATTGCGGCTTTTCAAGAAAAATCGGTCTTTAAACTCCTAAAGGGTGTTGGCTTTTCTCTAAAGGCCATTCTAAAGGGTATTAAGGCTGCAATGGGTTTACCTACAAACCTATTTGTTGCTGCGCTACAAGACCTAGCAGCAACGTTCAAAGATACTCGTTATCTAAGAAGCCTTAAACCTGCAGAGCGTATTGCTGCTTTGGAGGCAGTTATAAAGCGAAACCCAGTATTGTCTAAGCTTACAGGTTTTGCTATTGCAGGTCTCTTGCTGCTAATGGTTTTTAAAGCCTCCAACACCGGACACATTGAACGTGATTTGGACGTTATTGAGTCTATCATAGATGCTCTTCGCGGTAATTACGACCTAGTAGACTTCTTTGCGTCTGCTGAAGGTGTAAACGCACTAGCAACCTTAGTCTTTGGGGCCATGACCGGTGGCTCTGTTGTAGACTATGGTTTAGGTGCTCTGCAACAGGTTGCAAGCTTTATTGGCGACAACGCTGGTAGTCTTCTGCTCTGCTTATTCTACACTGGCGCTAAAAAACTTCGCAAAAGATTTGGCAAGCCTCCGGCAGTGCTGACTTCTAGGCGAACTCAAGATTGGTTGTCTAAACTGCCTCATGAGGACAAGCATAAATATCTGAGTAAGTATCCGGGTTCCAAGTTTAAAGACAAAACAAAAATTCTGCATCCTACGGAAATTGACGCCTTCAAAGCATTCAGCAAAACGATAGTGGCCTCAAAAGAATTTAAGTACGCTATGGTTAATAGGCCTCTAAGCATTGGCACTTGCCCTAAAGGTTTTAGTTCTGTTGACCCTAGGCCTGAGAAAACCAATGTCCATTACGAAATGGCAAGGCACGGAATCATTACGTACCCACATGCCCTAACAGATCAAGAGACCAAGGCTTTTGAGTTAGCGCCTATTGTAGACCCGTCCGACGCAGAGCTAATGGGTAAATACGCTGATGCTGTTATTGAAGCTTTTGGCGAATACGCTAAACGATACGTTGCAAAATACTCAGGTGACCGTCTTGAAAATGAGGTCTGGGATAAATTAAAAAGCAACTGCAAAGGTTACATGCCAAGCTTAGACGTAAAAGCTTTAACTAATCTAGTTGTTCAAAAAATAAGCAAGAGCTAATTTTATATTGAAAAGTGAATCCTTATTTTTAGGATAGCTCCTTATATCACTGTTAAGTGTCACAATAAAGGAAATTTAAAATGAAGACCGTATCTATCGTAGACTACAAAATCAAATCTCCAACTTTGGCTAAAGTTATCATCTCCTATACCGGTGATGTAGACGCAGCCTTCATTGCAGAGTCTTTGGGCAAACAAATGGACTATCAAGCTGTGCCTGTTGAGTCTTCTTTTAAGAAGATTAAAGAAGGTGTTGCTGTTGGTTTTATTCGTGCTAACAAAGAAATTCGTTCTGTTTCTAAGAATGAAGTTAGCGCCAAGTACCGTGTTATGTCTTCCAATATCTTGATGGATAAAACAGACAATAGCCTGTGGGACATTAAAGAAGGCGCTGCTGGTAAATATCTGGCTCGTCACGACAAGGAAGACCTAACTGCTTTGGTGGAAGCTTCTACTCAACGTCGTTCCGATATGCCTGGCCTGCGCCATGTTACCATCGCTAAAGCCGCTACATCTGAAATGGTTGCTTTTGTTGACAGCGACGGCGACATTGACCACGGTTTTGCGGTCGCAACTTCTGACGAAGCTGTTAAGATTGTTTCTTTTGCACGTCGTATTCCTGTAACCATTGACTACGATAGCGTTGTTTCTATTCATCCAGTTGCCATTAAATCTGCTTTGCAAAAAGAAGTTTTGGCTGCGTTGACTGCTGATGAGAAAAAGAATGCTATTGCCTACTACCAAAAATTGTATGGATACTCTCCGGAGTATGTGCGCAGCATTACTCAACAAATCAATGAAGGCACTGTAGCTTAATAACAGAAGGGGCTCTTAACGGGCCCTTTCCTTTAAGGAACTAAGGAATTAAAAAATGGAACTTAAAGCTAAAACTCGATTGCTTGCATTGACACAAAAGCAAAAGAAGCTTGACATTAACGGTGACGGCAAGATTGACGGTGAGGACTTGAAAAAAGTTCGTGAAGGTGAACTTGCTGCTACCGCAGTTCAAGCCAACATGGATGCCAAGCAGGCTGGTAAATTTATTGTTGACGTCTTTTCTAAGAACGGACTTAAAGTCTCTCTAAACAAAAGCATTTATGACAACGAAGGTGACACACACCTTTCATTCACCACAAAACATCCCTTAGAAAAGGGCACTGAATTAGGTTTCAGCTTTTCTGTAAAGGGGAAAGAAGTTATTTTTGGATTTCAAGACTTTATTAGCATTGAAGGTCTCTTAAGCAGCGTCATTGACGTTAGCGTAAAAAAAGACGTAGACCTGGTTACTCTGAATAAAAAATTCAAAGGCACTAAAAAGATGGAAGCCTGGGCTAATGA